CGCGGCCAAGGTCTTGTTCCTGGTCAACCCCAACGGCACCACCCGGCCACGCACCCTGGCCAACGCTGAGAACGGAGCCATCGTCCAAGGCAACGCTGCCGACGTCACGGTCATCCAGACCCAGAAGGCTCAGGACCTGAACATTGCCAACAGCACCATCGAGCGGATCGAAGCCCGACTGCAGTTTGCGTTCCTACTTAACACCGCCATCCAACGACGGGGAGAGCGGGTCACCGCAGAGGAGATTCGCTACATGAGCCAGGAGTTGGAGGCTGGCATCGGTGGTCTGTACTCCATCTTGACCCAGGAGCTACAGCTGCCACTGGTGCGTCGGTTGCTTCACGTGCTGCGCAAACAGCGCAAGCTCTCGGCTTTCCCGAAGGGCAAGGGTGGCGTGCCATTGGTGAACCCAAGACCCGTGACTGGACTGGAAGCGATCGGTCGTGGTGATGACCGGAACAAGTTGATCCAGTTCATCACCACTGCCACCCAAACCCTGGGCCCTGAGGTGATCGCTAAGTTTGTGAACATCGATGAAGCACTGCGTCGTCTGGCTGCAAGTGAATCCATCGATACAACAAACCTGGTTAAGTCCCAGGATCAGCTACAACAGGAGGCAGCTGCTGCTCAACAAGAACAACAGATGGCTACTCAGCGTGAAATGCTGATGACCGGCCTGAAGTCGCCAGCAATGGCACAGATAGCCGGCAACTACACCAAAGATGGAGCACCTTATGGCCCGCAATTCCCAGACGGCACAGACCCAGCCGAACCCGGAGCAATACCCAACGCCTTCCCAACAGTCCCAATCGGACCCGGTATCCCTAGTGGGCCCTCCGGCGCAGGTGGAACAATGGGGCCCAACACCTGACATGGTCATTGGCCACGTAGAACCAAGCCGCGCAATGGAGCCGGACCCCACGCCTGTCGTCACATTCGGCGACGACGGATCCATCACCATCAACTGAGATTCATGCCTGAAGCAATCACGATCACTCAAGACGAAAGCCCAGCGCTGTCACCCGAGAACGAGGAGATGCTTGCCGCCATGGCAGGCGAAGACGACAAGGAAGGTGAGTTACTTGCCGGCAAGTACAAGTCCGTCGAGGACCTGGAGAAGGCCTACAAGGAGCTGCAGACCAAGCTCAGTCGAGGAGAGTCAGCCGACCCAGCACCTGAGGATTCCTCGGCAACTGACGACGACGACGGTGAGTCCGAGTCCGAGGACAAGCCAGAGGGCAATGCCCGTGAACTGTACGGGGACTTGATTGGCGGCAAGCTTGAGGAAGCACAGATCGACTTCCAGGACATGAATGTCCGCTGGCAACAGACGGGCACCCTGGAGGCCGGAGATTATGAGCAGCTGGCTGAGGCTGGCTTCAACCGGGACATGGTCGATGCGTACCTGTCCGGGCTGCAGTACAAGCAGGCCCAGGACACAGCGCTGTCGGTCAAGGAGGTGGCCTCCATCAAGGAATCCCTTGGTGGTGAAGCCGAGTACAGCAAGATGATTGAGTGGGCAGCGTCGAACCTGTCCGCCGACGAGGTCGAGGGCTTCAACCAGATCATCAACACCCAGCCCATGGCTGCGGTGAAGATGGCCATCACTGGTCTGCATGCCCGGTACTCAGCTGTCGAAGGCCGTGAGCCCAAGCTCATTGGTGGTCGTGCCCCCAAAGGCAGCACCGATAAGTTCGAGAGCACAGCCCAACTGGTGGCCGCCATGTCCGATCCCAAGTACAGCACCGACCCTGCGTACCAGCGCAAGGTGCAAGAGAAGCTCAGCCGATCGAGTATCTTTTAAGGGCAGTTGTCATCGAGCTCCCCTTTTCGCGGAGGGGGGCTTTTTTGTGAAAGTCCTTGTTGGCTGTGAATACAGCGCCCGGGTGCGTGACGCCTTCAGGCTTTATGGCCACGACGCATGGAGCTGCGACTTGCTGGAGTGCGAAGGCGATCCACGCTGGCACATGCAGCGGCCGGTCGAAGAGGTGCTTGGCAATGGCTGGGACTTGATGGTGGCCCACCCACCCTGCACCCACCTAGCTACCAGTGGTAGCAGGCACTTTCATCGCAAGCAGAAGGAGCAGGCGGAGGCGCTGGACTTTGTCCGACTTTTGATGGATGCACCAATCGATCGCTGGTGCATCGAAAACCCAGTCAGTGTCATCAGCTCAGCCATCACCCCCCCCCAACAGATCATCCAGCCGTGGCAATTCGGCCATGGTGAAGTCAAGGCCACATGCTTCTGGCTTAAAAACCTGCCCAAGCTGAAGCCGACGCAGGTCGTTGATGGCCGGGAGGCCAAGGTGCATTTGATGTCGCCAGGGCCAGATCGCTGGAAGAACCGAAGCCGCACGTACCAAGGGGTTGCTGATGCCATGGGTCAGCAATGGGGGAATGCTGTGTTGCCCGCTGTCGTCGATCAGCTGACCTTGCACTCGTTAGTACACTTGTTGCACCTAGACCCACTCACAGAAGCGACGGCCCACTGCGGTGGACACCCGCTCGTGAACGGGAGCCCGGCGTCGGGTTAAACCCCAACCCTTCCCTAGGAGCCCAGCAATGGCAGCCCCCGATTTTACCGCTTCACGCTTAGGCCTTGTTAACGCTGCAGGTGGTGGCACCTGGGCCGGTGACAATGCCCTGTTCCTTCAGGTCTGGGCCGGTGAGGTTCTCACCGCGTTCCGTAAGGCCACCATCTTCGAATCCCTTCACACCGTCCGCACGATCTCAAGCGGCAAGAGCGCTTCGTTCCCCATCGTGGGTCTGAACTCCGCTGCGTACCACACACCCGGCACAATGCTGACCGGGACTGCTGTGAAGAACGCTGAGGCCGTCGTCAAGATCGACGACAAGCTCGTCTCCAACGTGTTCATCGCCGACATCGACGAAGCCAAGAACCATTGGGACGTTCGGAGCCCCTACTCCGCTGAGATGGGCAACGCCCTGGCCTACCGCTTCGACCAAAACATCGCAGCGACTATTGCCAAGGCAGCTCGTACCGCCACCCACTTCAACACCGACCTGCCCGGCGGCACCCGCATCAAGATCATCGCTACAGCCAAGGCTGCCATCACTGGCTCCCAACTGGCTGCTGCTCTGTTCTCCGCTGCCCAGCGGATGGACGAGAACAACTTGCCCGAGATGGATCGCTACTGCGTGCTGGCCCCTGCCGAGTACTACAAGCTCGTCCAGACCACCGACGTGATCAACCGGGATTGGGGCGGTGCTGGTGCTTACGCCGACGGCACCGTGCTGAAGGTTGCTGGCATCACCATCTTGAAGTCGAACCAACTGCCTACCACCAACCGCTCTGCGGCCTCCGGTGAGCAGAACGACTACGCCGCCAACTTCACAGACTCCGTCGCCCTTGCCTTCAACAAGCAAGCCGTCGGCACCGTGAAGCTGATGGATCTCAAGATGGAGCAGACCGGAGCTGACGTGCACGCTCTGTGGCAAGGCACCTTCATGGTTGCCTCCATGGCACTGGGCACCGCCGTCCTTCGCCCCGACTGCGCAATCGAGATCTATACCGCTACCAGCTGATCGCGGCCAATATGGGGGGAGCTTCGGTTCCCCCCTTTTTCTTTGGGCTCTTGCCATGACGCTTGCACGCACCACGTTTTTACAAGCCGTGAACCGGGTGCTGCAGATGCTCGGTGAGGCACCAGTCAACAGCCTTGATGGTCAATTTGGCTTGGCTCAGCAAGCAGAAGACGCAATCAACGACGTGTCTCGCAAGACCCAGACCGAGGGGTGGTCGTTCAACACTGACTACGAGCGACTGTTGACCCGGAGTTCAGTGACCAACGAGATCACGGTTGCGTCCAACGTCAGCCGAGTGCGGGTTGATCCGTACTCGTACCCAGACATCGACGTCGTCCAGCGTGGGTCCAGGTTGTACGACCGGCGGGCTGGCAGCTACGAGTTTGACGAAGACCTGTACGCCGACGTCACCTACATCCTGGAGTGGGACGAGGTGCCGGAGTACGCCCACCAATACTTCACGATCAAGGCTGGCCGCCAGTTGCAGGAAGCGATCTTGGGCTCAGCCGATCTGTCAAGGATCAACATTGCTGCTGAGGCTGAGGCCCGCAGCCAGTTCCTCGAGGAGGAGACGACCCGTGGTGAGCACAGCTGGCTACGTGGCAATCCAAACCACATGGATGTTTTCATGACGTACAAGCCAGCCTGGGCCCTGCGTCGTTAAGCCATGCCACTGATCAGTAGCTCCATACCCAACCTGATCAACGGGGTCAGCCAACAACCAGCAGCGCTGCGACTGGCGTCTCAGTGCGAGCAGATGGTCAACTGCATGCCTAGTCCGGTGGAAGGGCTGAAGAAGCGGCCACCGGCACAACACTTGGCCAAGTTGTTTTCTGGTTCAGCAGGCGCCAATCGTCCGTTCACAACCATCGTGGATCGGGACGGGTCCATCAAGTATCTGGTCTTGATCTTGGACAACGACATCAAGGTCTTTGGTCTGGATGGTTCCGTCAAAACGGTGAGCAAGCCTGACGGCACGTCGTATCTAGACATCACTGGTGAGCCCAGTTCAACGTTCCGGGTTGCATCGGTGGCGGACTACACGTTCATCGTGAACCGAGAAAAGACGGTGGCCATGTCCGGCACGACGTCGCCCACCTGGGGCACCAAGTCCATGGTGTTTATCCGGTCGGCTGAGTACGCCACCACGTACAGCATCACCGTCAACTCCACCACGGTCTCGTACACGACCCTGCCGGCCGGTGGCAAGCGCATCTCAGCCACGTACAGCAGGAGCTCTAACACGGTCACGGTGACTGCCACGGCCCACGGCCTAGCCACTGGCAACCAAGTGGACATGAGCTTCTCCAGTGGCTCTGGTACGGCTGGCACCTTCACAATCACGGTGACTGGTGCTGACACGTTCACGTACGCGGACCCCGTTGGTGGCACGACGTCTGGCAACTGCACCATGGTGTATCAGCCGAACTACAGCCCGAGCACTGTTGAGATTGCGGCTGCCCTAAAAGCATCCTTAACCACGGCCTTGGGCGCTAGCTGGACCATCACTAATGGCACTGGCCAATACGTCGTGCGAATCACCAAGAATGACGGCACTGACTACACGCTGAGCTCGACTGACACCAAGACGGGTCTGGCCACTGTCGCCATCAAAGGCACCATCGACTCGATCTCGGATCTGCCAATTACCGCTGAGCATGGGTTCATTGTCAAAGTCATTGGCGCTGCAGCCACTGGAGCCGACGATTACTACGTGAAGTTTGTGGCCAACGCAGGCTCTGGCTTTGACCATGGCGTCTGGCAAGAAACCGTGGCTCCTGGCATTGCGTACGCTTTTGATGCAGCCACCATGCCGCACGTGCTGATTCGCAACAGCGATGGCACGTTCACTTTTCAAAAGTTCACTTGGTCCGCTCGAGTAGCGGGTGATACTTTGACTGCGCCAATACCCAGCTTTGTTGGATCCAAGATCCAAAACGTCAACTTGTTTCGCAACCGGCTGGTGCTGTTAGCTGACGAAAACGTCATCACATCAGCTGCCGACTCGTACGACAGGTTTTGGCCGGAATCCGTACAGACAGTGGTTGACTCGGATCCCATTGACCTTAGTGCTGGCAGCCGCAAGATCAACTTCCTCATGGCCAGCCTGGCGTTTGCCGATGTGCTGTTGATCTTTAGCCGTCATGGCCAATTCAGGCTTAGCAGTGGCCAGTCAGCAGCAGGATCATTGACACCCAAGACGGCTGCCATTACTCAAGTCACAGCCTTTGAGATGGGCGACGCCGTGGATCCCGTGATCGTGGGTCGCACCATGTATTTTGCTGTGCCCAAAGGCGAGTACAACGGGTTGCGGGAGTTCTTCCTGCCCGATGCGTCTGGCCCAGTGCCGACGTCGGAGGAGGTGACATCCGCAGTGCCTCGGTTCTTGCCTAGCAACTTGTCAAACCTGGTTGCAACAGCAGCAGAAGAGGCGGTCTATGCCGTGAGCAAAGACCAGCCCAAGCGGGTCTACGTGTACAAGTTCCTATTCCAGAACGACAACAAATTGCAAAGCGCTTGGGGCTACTGGGAAACCAATGGTGGCAAAAGCATCATTGGAGTGGACCTGGTCGACAGTGATCTTTATGCCGTGGTCCAGTATTCCGACGGTGTCTACCTTGAGAAAGTTGTGACGCGTCCTGAGACCGTAGATGCAGGCACGACTGTTGAGATGCTGTTGGATCGCAAAGTGACGGAGGCTAATTGCTCCGTGGCTTTGACGACACCGTCCGGCCTCGACACCCAGAGCACCATCACCTTGCCGTACCCCATCAACACCAGTCTCAGCAACATGGCTGTCGTTGGTCGGTTTTACGCCGGCAACACCTTGGCCCACGGCCAGGTTGTTCAAATCATCTCTTCTACTGCTGCTGGCGGTGCTGGTGGCAACGGCACCCTTACGGTCCGAGGCAATTTGACTGCTGCCAAGTTCTTTGTGGGCGAGCTGTACGACATGCTGTACGAGTTCAGCACCCAGTACCTAAAGGAGCAGCCCCCTGGTGGTGGCATGGCTGTGATCGCAGGGCCAAAGCTGCAGCTCCGCACTTGGACCATGCTGTTTGACAAGTCGTCGTCGTTCAGCGTCAAGGTCACACCCCGTGGCCGGGACACCATGACGTACCCGTACACCGGGCTGGAGATTGGGGACCAGGAGATCAGCTTGGGTGAGCTGGCTGTACGGACATCCAAGTTCCGGGTGCCGGTGATGGCCCAGAACATCGAGGCCAAGATCGAGGTGGTGAGCTCGTCACCCCTACCCTGTCGCCTTCAGTCGGCAGAGTGGGAAGGTTATTACCACACCCGCGCTGCACGCCTGTGACGTCCGCTTACACCAGGCCCACCAGGGTTGCTGACATCCCTTACGTGGCGGAGTTCATGCGGGAGGAGGACGTTGCAGAGGTACGTGCGTACTCAGGCAACACGCCCCAGGAATCCCTGCTTCATAGCTTCTTCCAAGGTGACCCCTGCATGACCATGATCGGCAGGGACGGCAGGCCCATGGGCATGTGGGGCGTCGTTCCGCAGCCTGGGGACCTAGGCACCATCTGGATGCTGTGCACCGACGACCTGGTCCGCGATCGGCTCAACTCCATGCGGTTTCTGAGAGAAGCCAGGACCCACCTGGATCGAGTCCAGCTCCGGTACAAGGTCCTTTTCAATCTCGCAGATGCCCGTAACCTGGTGCATATCAAATGGTTGCGGTGGATGGGGTTCACCTTCATCTCGTCGCACCCCAATTTCGGAACAGAAGGTCGGCTGTTCCATGAGTTCGTGAGGATCTAGGACCATGTGTGGACCCATCACCCCAGCCATCGCTGTTGCCATCGGCACAGCCGTCGTCTCCACTGGCCTCGGCATTGGCCAGTCGGTCATGGCGTACCAGCAGCAAGAGCAAGCTGCTGCGTTCTCTAATGCCCAGGCCCAGCAGAGTTACCAGTTTCAGCTGCAGCGATCAAACTCCGCTCGGATGTTTGAGAACTTGAAGAAAGACCAGCAAGAAGAGATGATGCGGATCAATCGCATGATGGCTGACAACGCTTACGCCAGCGACGTCGCGGCCCTGAACGCCAGGTTGACCCAGGAGTTTGCGGCCGCCAGCCAAGAGCAGCAGAAGGGCGCGATCGCGGGAGCTAAGGCCCGGGGCGAAGTGGTGGCATCTGGCCGCCTGGGCAACACGGTGGATCTTTTGGTTGCTGACTTCTACCGACAGCAGGCGCAGTTCGACTACAGCACCAGCCAGAACCTGGCGTTTGCTGGCACGCAAACTCAACTGCAGAAACAAGGGGCCGCGGCCCAGCGTGCATCCAGGATTGGCAGTCAGCAGCCGTACATCATGCAGCCGGTGTTGGACCCCCTCGAGCCGTTGCGACAATCGGGCCCAGGCCCAGGAGGCGCGATCCTTGGGAGCCTGGGTGCTGTCGTCAGTGGCGTCGGCACGGCCATGAGCACGTACAAGAACGCGCCGGAGTCCTGGAAGCAGAGTGGTGGAAGCATGAGCGGAACTAGCTACACGGGCGGCGTTGCTGCTCCAAGCCTCCCGGGCAACCCATATTCCTACAAGCGCGGTTAACGACCCATGGCACGTCTCTCTACCGGTCAGTCTTACGGCGAATCCACCCGGGTCTCAGCAGCTCGCCTCCTCGGCGGCATCCCGACCGACGCCTCTGGTGGCGCCATAGCCCAGGGCTCCATCAATGCCCCAGCGCTGCAGCCATCTGCTACACCCGTCGAAACATTCCAGCGAGTGGGAGCACCGACGCTGGGCGGAGCCCCTCAGTTCTTTGCACCACCCAAGCTGCCAGAGCCTGGCCAAGACCTGGCGAACTTGGCCCGAAGCTTGGGTGGGTTCAGCACAGCGCTCCAAGGGTTCAGCGATGCGTTCCTTGCTGGCAAGCAGGACCAGGAGAAGAAACGGGAAGCCGAGTCCGCAGCCTTTGTGGGCCAGGCCAGTCAGTACGGCCCTGCCCGGGGCATGGCTGACCTTGCCGCCAACCTTGAAAAAGCCGCGGCCCTTGGCAACACCGCCGCAGCGCGAATGCTGCAGATCGTTCGAGAGAAGCAAGGTTCCTCGGTTGGCCGTTACTTCCTGGAGCGGTCGATCGAACAGAACGCGATCTCGAGCGCGGCCCTGTCGTTGCCGGACCAGATTGCAGCCACAGGCACCATCCAGGTCGACGGCAAAGAAGTCAACCTTGCGGACCTGTCGTCCACGGACCCCAGGTACCTGGCTCACC